AAATCGTTTTCGTCATTCATTCAAAAACTCCTTTCAAATAAGAAAGAGAAAGCATCAACACATCAAATCGTGATTAAATGGGGGAAGGGGTCTTAGTTTAGGAGGATAACCCATAGTTATGCCCTATCATTACAGTACTGTGTCCAGCTTTCTCTGTTCTTAGCAAATGAAAAACTATTAAAAATATGTTAAATAGATCTTAAAAACATTAATAAAACCATTTAAATCGTTTCAAATATACAAATATTGGTCGAATATAAACAAATAAATACTTAAATCGCTTTGCTTTTCATTCTAAAAGCTTTTGAATTAATAAAACATTCAATTCATTAAATATTTATGCACTTTTTCGAACAGCATTTGAAACTGTTGAAGCAGAAACACCAAGAATTGACGCTATTTCTGCTTGTGTGTACATTCCGGATGAATACATACTTTTAGCCATCGCTATTTGTGATGCTGTCAAAGTATTTGTTGTATTTCGTGGCATTGCACGCTTCTTGAAAGCATCTTGATCAGTATTATTAATAATATCAATTACTTTCTGTGTTGAAATGGCGTGAGACTGAATTGCGTCCCATTCGCTATCAGTTATTTGAATCTTTTCCTTACTTGCACCAACTTGTGCACGAGCCTTTGTAATTGCTCTTGATTGCTCTCTTTGCCTATGCTCATAGTCCATATCGGGGTTACTCTTAAATATCTCCGATACCTCCGCATTAGCTATGGACTGAGCTAGTCTTTCCTTAGGGGCGTTCATCTTAGCCTTGTTGATCTTGGTAGTAAGGGATGATACTTCATTAGCATAAGTCTTCTGGGCCTGCTTATTTACTGGTGTTGGTTTAATTGATCTTGCTTCTTTTCTTGCATCATTTGCAAGCTGCTTTAAAGTATTTGCATAATTTGCATAAGCTACTTCCTTAGCGTTACTCTTGTCCCTTACTAGTTCCATAGCATCGTCAACAAGATCCATCTGGTGTACCTTCTCCTGTTTAAGCTTATCAGTCTTACGGTATACCTTCTTACCGGAGTTATATACTGCTAGTTCTTCTGCAGTCATCTTATTGGTGTTAGTAATCAGCTCCGTCTTAGTGGCACCAGTTTCTCTATATACCTTCTTTCCAGCATTCCAATCTGCTAGTTCTGACTCTGTCATCTTCTTAGTATCTGTTATTTCTTTACGTTGATTTACATATTTCTCAGCACCAGCTTTAGAGAAGATAGTTGAGGCACCTTTAGCTTGACCAGATGCACTAACACCTTGATACTTCTTCTTCAAATTGTTAATATCATTGTCAACATATGATTGCTTGTAATCAAGGTGATGCTTTTCAGAATCAATAACAACCATTGAATGTTTAACAGCTTTCTCAATATCTTCTATTGAAGCACCATTTGCAATAGTCATGTCAGTAATTAGATTTGATACTCGACCCATCTCATTCTGTTTAGTTGAGTTCTTTATCTTTGGAGCATCATCGGGAAGCTTATATATTTCCTTATGATCGAAGTTAACCAAGCCTTGTAGTGGGGATGTGCTCTTTATTGATAATTTATTAGATGTCACAGGAATTACCAACGCTGTGTCACCATCAAAGTCAGCACCTGACAATCTATCAGCTGTTTTAATGTTAATACCAACAGCATCTTGTGCATTTCCAATTATCTTCTTTGCCGTTGCTTGATTATTGTTAACTTTCAAGATAGGTATCTCAAACGTTCCAGCATGTGGATATCGCACTAATGCAACTGTATCACCATTCTGATAATTTGGTGCATAGATTTCTGTATCTTTCAAATCAGTTATTGGAAGTAAAACTTGAAATGCCTGATTCTTAAATCCTTTAACTGATAATTCAGAAGCTTTAGCATCACATCCTGAAGCGTAATCTTCAAGTAACTTCTTCTTTATAACTGGATTTGTTAGATTTCTAATTTCATCCAATTCATTCTGTTTGGAAGTTACACTTATATCAATTTGTTGATTGATTAACTTCAATGGCTGCTTTGATAGGAACTGTGATGCTAAATTTCTTGACCAACTGTCCCAATCACCTTCATCTTGCAACTTATTAATTGGTGACAACTTTGATTTCCCATCAGAATCAATATAATGACTTTGACCAGCTGCTGTCAAAACACCATCGCGTTCTTTAGGCGCTCGTATTAATGCTCCAAATGGATTATTAACATCAATTTCGCCAGTTGACTCGTTAACTTTCATCTTTTTAAATACATCATATTTATCAGTACCAACATGCTTGTTTGTATTATAGATGATATCAATTCCATCTGGAAGATCTTTATCATCAGCATATATTGCCATACCTTTCATGTAATACTTGCCATCAACAGCTATACGTACTTGGGCATATTGTGAATTACCAAGAGAAAGATCAGCAACCCCTTTACGAAGTTCAATTACTCCATCTTTCTCTATTCCACCTTCCTCGTTATATCGTATCATTACTCGCTTTGAGTCAACACTTGATGGAAATTCTGGTGTCCACCAAGTTTTACCGCTGTCAGGTGTAAATTCAGCAATTGATTCAATATTATATTTATTCTCTTGAATCTCTTTCCATGAAACGCCAGGAGGTGCAATGACCATAACTGTAGTTTCATGCTGTGTTCCCATTTGTGGAATTTTAACCCAAGTTCTTGTATATCCCTCTTTCTCAAGCATTGCTAATGCAACATCTTTTGTTGATTCGGTAATGCCAAGATATAATTCAGTACCTTTAGAAACATCAATGATTCCTTTGCTATCATCATCTTTATGTTTATCGATGACTTCTTTTATCATATTAGCAGTATTTTCATATCTGTTTCTTCGTTCACTAAGAACTGGATTTAACAGGGAACGAACAGATGATTCATTCCAAGTTTTGTTTTCGTCACTCATTCGTCTTGCAACTTCGGAAACATTACCATTACATTCATCTAGCAATGCTGTAGCTCTAGCAATGTTCCCTTTCTTTATTTCATTTTTCTTAATAGCTAACTCAGCCTTAAGATCGTTTGCACCGTAATATATAGCAGTTCCATCTTTCCTTGTATACTTTACACCAAGTAACATTCCAGCTATTTCGCTATCTTTCAAACCACTCTTTCGCAAACGATTATATTCGGATAAAAAGTCAAATTGATGCTGAAATGGATTCTCACCTGAGCCCCATTCAAATCTTCCACTTCCTCGTCCTGGTGGATCATCATCATGCCCAACGCCTGAATGGGCTAATTCATAGTTGTCATCCATTGATCATTCTCCTCCATATTCCTTATGATTTTATCAACCGTCTTAATTTTATCCATCAGAGGAACTATATCATCTGACTTTGGATGTGCTGTTAGTATTTCATCATTTTGGTATATCCTAAGCTCAATATTTCTAAAATCATTTGGGATCATGTCATATTCTAAAAAGAAGAATGCTGCATAAATTTCCAATTGATGTATTGAAGCCTTTACTTTGCCAGTCTTTAAATCATGAATATGTAATACATTGTTAACAATTCCTATAGAATCAGCAGTTCCATAAAATAACTTTGATACATATAATTGTTGTTCTGGCCTTAGCCCAAGTTGTATTGAATCATTGACATACATATTCAAGGTTCTTTGTACATCTGGCAATTTAGTTTTGTTCTTTATCAATAGCATTGCCATTTCATGAAGTTCAGTTCCAATAGCTTTTGCTTTGTTATTATTGTATAGCTCAATCATTTTTTCTTCTGAATAATTAATCCAAGAATGTTTTGAAGCTCCAAACAAAGCATGACTATCTTTCATGAACTTCCTAGAGTTATCATGCCATAAAATACTTTGTGAGTTCATTCAAGACCTCCTCTTTATTTTTTGGATAAATAAAAGAGGCAAAACCCATTGAATTCATTTTATTTACGTAATAATCTTGATTAGGTCTATGAGAGGCTTTCTCGTCCTTCTTACATTCAAGAGCTGCCCATTTATCTTTAAATAAAATTAAAAGATCAGGAATACCCTGAATATCTGATGCGTCATTTTTCATTAAAATGCAATCTGGAAATAATTTCTTAATTTCAGATTTAAGACCTTTTTGAAAATTTGATTCTGTCATTTAAATAAGCCTCCCAAAAAAAATAATAGAGTGGAATCCAGGATTCGAACCTAGAATCTTTCAAACCGTCGCCGGTTGAATGCATTACCCATCTTATGCTATCCCTCTCTATTAAACAAGCGAATTTTCTCGCGAATCCTATTTTGTAAAATGTAATGAACTTTCATTAAAGTTTTGCTTAGTTTTTAATTTTCTGTATATTGCCAAATCAATAAGAGAAGACGACCGAAGTGTGTAATAGAACAAATCTAAAAATGGAGTATTCACTCTGTCAATTCGCCCAGCTGCTTGTTCCATCGTTCTGTAAGAATAACATTGACTATAGAATATTATTGTATCTGTCTTTGTGCAATTCCATCCTTCACATCCAGCTGTATATTGAACTAAATACAACCATGATTTGCTTTTTGGTATTTCTTCATGTCGTTGCCCATTCCATTCGGCATATTTAATTCTGTTATCTAAGCAATATTGTTCTAGTATTTCTAATTCATATATGAAATTGTAGAATATTATTGCCCGCTTATTAGTTTTGTATATTTCATCTACTTTTTGGATTCTACTTGAATCGGTGTTTGTAACTTTCCGCATTAAATAAACCCATTTACCAGCTTCTTGAATCGGTTCATTTTCAAATGGGTCCCAATGATCCCGATATACTTGTCTAAATTTATGAATGTCATAATCTACAGAACAAGTTATATAATGACGTAATGTATTTCGCTCATCATACATAGGAACAAGTATTTGATCAAGATGCTCTTGTAGGATTTTTTCTCCTACATATCTTTCAATCTTTGGATATTTTGAATACCTCGAGAATACACAATGTTGACTATTGAAGTCAGTTTTATTTTTATAAAATCCATTAGCAATAAATACTGGTATATAGTCTTTCCATTGATCACCAGGTGTTGCCGACAATAATATCCATTGATTTTTTCTAGCAATATTCAAAAATGTCTTAACCCAAGCACCATTTCCAACTAATCGCTGCTCATCAAAAATAAAGAATGCTCCATAAACATCTTTGTATTTCTTGATGTTATTCCAGCTATCAATTGTAGCTTGCACATGACCAAGAGATATGTCTCGATCATTGGTCAATATATAGTTAGTACATTCTTCATGCCATTCATATGAGTCTCTTTTCTTTGCCGTTGTAATTATGTATAAATCCCTAGGTGTTTTCATTTCTTCATATTGACCTTGGCCATTTATCTTTAAATTACCTTGACAAACTTTTAGAAAGTAATATCCTAAAGCAGTACGAGATTTGCCAGAACCAACTCCACCACAAAGGATGGAGCCGTTCTTAAGGTTGGATATGGCGTTGAGCTGATAATCATATAGCTCAATATTCATATATCAATCTCCTAATCTTCAAAAGTCTGTTGTGTTTCAATATCGGGTATATCCGAATATTTATCTGCAAACTCATCTTCAGCAATCGTAACATAGATTGTCTTCAGATATGCTGAGATTCCAGCTGGTCGTCCTTTAATTGCTGGATATTCGTACGGTCTAATAATTAGATCACAATTCTTAATTGCTGCCCAATCAAGTTGTCCAACCGTTTCTTCATCTAACCTTAACTTACCTCTTGATGTAATCAACTGAACAATTGGTGGGATCTTTCCAAATTTCACCTTAACTGATAACCAAGGCTGCGCATACTGATCAGGATCATCTTCTCTTGGCTTTAGATGCTTAACATTCCAGCCATCACGAAGTAAATTCTCTGCTAATTCGTCATCAAGAAGAACGCCGAAGACTCTATTGCCTTCGTCATTAAAGTCGGTCTTTCTTCCACTAAAGTTCTTGAAGATTAATCTAGCACCTTCGATTCTGATGTTGTTTGTTACTTTTACTTTTTCGTTCATAAGTTTGTCTCCTTTCATTTAGACAATAATTTTGAAAATTTTATTTATGCAGCAAGTTTGATAGGAAACTCCTCAAATGGAACCTCATCAACTTCTATGCTATCTGGTATATCCATCCAACTTAGATCTTCGTTTGGTTCATCAGAGGAGAATCTTTCAAAGTCGCCGTATTTCGATATTGTGTCTATAGCTTTGTTAGCCATTGTAATATAATATTCCATATCGATATCATCTTGTTTATTAGTCATTTTGACAACTTCAGCTTCAAGCCAACGATATGGTTCTTCTTTTTTGCCTTCGCGTTTGGTGCCATTGACAGCACTAAACTTGCCATTGTTTTCTCGTAAGAGTATTCCACCGCCACAACCTTTCTTGATAGGACAGAACGATCCAACTTTTCCAACAAATCGATAATCGTGTTTTCTAGGATCGTCATCTGGAACTTCATTACCAAATTCATCAAATGAACCTGCTAATAGATTCTCATTCATATCAAGATATAATGCAGTTGTAACAGTTTTTGTTTCACATAAATCCTCAAAT